AAATATATAATTATTATTTTAAAAATGGTATGTTCAAAGCTGATAAAGATGATGGATATTCGACAACAGTTTCTGATAAGATAATTGAAAGTGATGTAATAGGCGGCGCAGTTAAACCAGGTAATGTCGGTTATACATACGAAAATTTTGGTTATAATTTGTATAATAAACTTGAAACAAAAAATTTATTTTCATTTATGTCTTTATATCTTGTAGCAAGTGGGCAGTATACAAGAATTGATTTAGTTAATCCATATGTTTCTTCGATGCAACATGATACATTTTCTCAAGAAGAACATTCTACAGTAGGACAAATTACTATGCAATGGGTTTATGAGACAGTTGTATACAAAGGTAATGGATTAGTTAATGACGAAGGGCCGCTAGCAGGTCTTTTAAATGAAGAAGATGGAATTTTCCATGATGGATGGAATGAAGCATCAATAACACCGTCTCCGGAGAATAGAGATACAAGTAATAAGAGTATAATATCACAGCCAACATATTTCGGATATGATGATGCCACACCAGCTAAAGTACAATTAAAGAGTACAACTGGTGGTTATATGAGTGATTTTTTTAGTGCTCCTGCACCTGAGAAAAAAGAAGTAGAAGAAGGACAATCTCATGTTGATACTTTTGATAAAATTCATACTGACAATATGCGAAATCTTCTTGCAACAGCCGCTGACTTTGGTGCTGATGCTAAAGAAATGGAATCAGCACTTGATCGATCACAATTAGCACAAGCAGTAAGTGCCAAAGGTAAAGGATACAAAGGTCCTAATATGAATGAAAAAGTTGTAAAATATGTTAAGACCGCCCGGACAACTGGATTAGAAAATCGTTTTGTTAGAGGAGCAGTTTCAAAACCGGATGGTGGAATTGGTGCTGGCGGAAGGTTTAAAACTAGTGCCAAACAAAAAGTTGCGGATGCCGCATATGATACAGAACTTGAGGGTCAGGCCGCTGTTAAACAACAACAAGCGAAGTCAGAGCCGGAGGCAACAGTAACAAAAGATGGATTTAGATTAACTTCAGAAGGTTACGTCCTGACCGGTGATCAAACTCCAAGTCTTATGCAAACAATTGAAAACTGGACCGACGGTGATCCTGCAGATCCCATCAGTGTTAGTGCAGTAATAGTAGGACAATTAGCCAAAATGGGTATTGCTCCCACTGCGTTTGAAGGAGCAAGTGGGCAACTTGAAGCCCAAATAGTTATTGATCTTCTTACAGGAGACTTTGGTAAAGGCCGACAACAGTTTCAGACACAGACTACTTTTGAAAAAGTAATGGTAAGTTTAAAGGGCGGTTCATCGAGAGCGGGAGAAACTGATAGTCGAGGTATGGGCGCAACGAATGAACAGGTAATGATGTACCATGGTATAGTAAATATGTCAGCACAAGATGCTAAAGCATTAACATCAGCAGTGATCAATGCTGGAAAACCTATTAGTGGTGACCCATATAGCGAATTCGAAACCGAGCGAATAGAAGAGAAGATAGCGAAAGCCACTGGTACTGGTGAATTTTCCAGAACCGCACCCGCTCACTTTTCCGGACCCGATCATGAGCGAATGCGGGCTATGATTAATAATGTTGCTCAACGCCGAGGATTATTATCTCCAAGTTCGATAGATCCAGACGCAATCGGAACTAGTTAATTTTTCATAAATATTATTATGACAATAGAATCTGGTGTAACTACTTTAGTTAAAACATATGGCACGCCTAGTGTAAGTGAGCCTGGCAGTACTATAGCATCTAATATTAATAAATTAGATTTAGTAGTGAATGGAACCGAGCTTGATATTGCAATAGGAATGTTTGATAATGACGCAATGATAGCTAATCAAACAGTGAAAGAGACATTAGCACTTTTATTAGTTGAAGCGGCAAAAATTATGGAAGTAAGTGTAACAGATTTAATTTCTCCTTCGGCAAGTGATAAAGATAAACTTACAATTACTGAAATTGGACTAGAGATAATTAATCGATTGCGACCAAATACTAGTCAAATTGGAGTTAAAATTGTTTCACCGACTCCTGCTTCTACTGTGTATGTTAATAGAAATATTCTTGCATAATGGCTAAATTTGCACAAGGACTTTTTGCTCCAGAAAATAATCAAAAATATGTTGGCACAAGGGCGCCAAGATATAGATCTTCATGGGAATTAGCATTTATGCGAATGTGTGATGCCCATCCAAATATTGTTAGTTGGGCAAGTGAAGCATTAAGAATTCCTTTTATTCATCCAGTAACTGGACGAAAAACAACGTATGTGCCAGATTTTATTATACAATATAGAGATAAAAACGGTAAACAACATAATGAAGTAGTAGAAATAAAGCCGTTTGCACAAACTTCAGAAGAAAGAGCCACGCATATTAACGAAAGACAAATGGCAATTGTTAATAAAGCGAAATGGTCAGCTGCTAATGAATGGTGTAATAAGAAAGGTATGCGATTTCGTGTATTAACAGAAAATGAAATTTTTATGAATCCTACCCGTCGTAAATCTCGCAAGCGTCGATAAATTCTTTGTTAAATAAATATATTAAGTAGGTAGTTATCTATATGACAAAAAAACTTGAAGAGGAGTTTAATCTTCCACCATTGAAAGAGACATTTGATGAAGATATATCAAATACTCTTGTAGTTGAAAAGGAAGAAATTTATGCCGCATTAAAAGCTGCTGATAAAATTGACGAAGCATTACCTGTTGTTCGCGGATTAGAAATGCATGATACTGATATGGATACTTATGCAAAGGATGCGGCACAAGCATTCCAGGATTTAATGGATTTGGGAATGAATGTAGAGTCTCGCCATGCTGGTGATATTTTTGCCGCAGCTCAACGTATGTTGAAGAATGCAATTGAAGCAAAGACAAGTAAAGCAGATAAAAAGTTAAAAATGATTGAATTGCAACTGAAGAAGTTAAAAGAAGATAGTAATAATAAAGAATCAGACACAATTAATGGTGATGGATATGTTATTGCGGATAGAAACGACATTCTCAAAAGTTTTATAGATAAGGAAAACGAATAAATACTAAAACACTCTTGCAAGAGGAATAAGTGTAATGAAAACATTAAAAGAATATTTGGCTGAATCAGTTAAAGAATACAATTATAAGATTAAAATTCTTGGTGAGGTTGAGGATGGCATGATGGATGTCATTGAAAACGAATTAAAGAAGTTTGACCTTAAGAGTATGGGTTCAGCATCAAAAACAATTTTTCAAAAACAGCCTTTAGACTTTGATGAAGATGTATCCGGTGAAGTTAATATTGCTAACTTTACAACAGGATTACCACTTGCCAAGGATGTAATTCGTGATCGTATTGCACAAAAACTTGGCATGCCCGAAAGATATTTAAAGATTCGTTCTGAGAATGATCCTCTTGAGCATGACTTAGTTGATAACAATGTTGACACAGAAATTACAGTTGGCGAAAGTGATCCAGCAGATGCAGCTTTAAACAATGATTATCCTGCAGATGAACATAAAGCAGAAGATTATCATGGTAATGAGTTTAATACAAAGTTTGTTGAAGAATTAATGAAGTTAGTAAAAGGTAGAGATCAACACGTATCAAATTATATGAAGGATGATTAGCAATGAACCACGGTCAAGGCACTAGAAATAATGCAGATGTCCATAGAGCATTGAGTATTGTACAGCAATATAATACTTCACAAGAAGTTGATGAAGCACCATATAGTGCTTGGTCGAATGTAAAGGACACTGCCCGGCAAGCCGCAACATTAGGTTTCGGTGGCGGTGCTCGTATGGCTAAAGGTCGTAAAGAATCTGGTAAACTTGCCAATCAACTTAATAAGCAATGGCAGTATATTATGGGCAAGAAAGGATTTAAAGATGCTAATCAAGCAACTATTGGTGATTTAAAAGGATATATATCGAATGTTGCACCAAATGTAAAAGCAGAACCATTTTTTGCAAAAGCAAAAGTAGAAGGGAATGACGAAACACCTCTCCCGTCTACAATGCAAGATCAAATTTTATTATCAGTTGCCCAAGGTTTAAATCAAGCTGGATATACTGCTCTTGGTGCCGACGGTAAAGCAGTTACAGGTGCAGTTGCTGATGAGCCAACTGGTCAAGAACCAGCACAAGATACAGCATCAGGAGGCGGAGGCAGCGGCGGCGGACTGGCTAATTTTGCAAAGCAAGCCACAGACGCACGAGGTCAGCAGGGTGATGTAGATATTAATATAAACCAACGGCAACATCAAGGCATAGACACACGAGGTCCGACCGGACAGCAACAACAAGTACCACCTACAACAGGTGAGACACCACCTGCAATTCCAGATAAGTTCCAGGCAAAAGGAACAGATGGAAATACTTATGTATGGCAACAAACTAATAATCAATGGGTAAACATAAATGGTAGTTTGCCAGTAGAAGCAGGCACTCCTATACATATTGAATTAACAAATACTGCTACCGCATCTATTCAAGACCAACAAGTACCAGACGGCGAACAAGTACCAAAAGGTAAGGAGACAAGTGATCCAGAACTAGATGGTAAGCAAGGAGATTCAGAGACAGATGAACAACCTCCCTCAGAGACAAAACAAGCAGAACTTATTAATTTTGTTGCATCGTTAGATCCTGACCGACAAACAGCAATAGGTAATGCGATTAGTGATTTAGCAGGTGAACAAGCCCTTCACTTGCGAAAAGCAGGAAGAGGTCCTAGTTTCAAAAAGAAAACACCTCCGTCGCTGAAAGATCGAATCACAACTCAGGTACAGCAGAGTCAAACAGGATAATGAAAATACAAGAATTTAAGAAACCGACACCTTATTTGTATGAATCAGTACTTCATACAAATGAGTTATCATTGTTGTCTGTTTCTCAACGCAGAATTATAGAACAAGTTCAGGATACATTACTTCCGTTTATTAACGAATATCAAAGTTCAATTTTACTTGAAGCACCAATAGCTGTTGATCAAATAACACAAGTTTTTGGACAAGCCGCAGAGTTGCATAAAGGAACTCCAGCTGGTAAGGGAATATTACAAAAAACTGGTAAAGCAATTGCTCAAAGTTTACCAGTAGAAGTAGCTCGTAAAGCAAATAATGCATTAAACGGGTTAAGTGATAAGCTTGAAAGTAACGAAGCAGTTCAAGGTTTTAATGCTCAAGTTGATAAGCAAATTTTGTCTGTAAAGACACTACTAGCAAAGAATCCTATAAGCAATGAAGTTCTTCTCGCAATACAGGGATGGAAAAAACAAGGTATAGAAAATCCTACTAGGCAAGCATTAATTATTGGTGCAATAGTTCTGGTAGCAAGTTTCGCCGGTGGACCACTTGGCGGTGCTATTGCTGGTTTTATAGTAAAAACTGTTTCAGGTATGATACAAGGCCAGACATTAACTAAGGCAGGTTTTCAAGCAATGAAAGTAGCTGCATATGGTGCTATTGCTGGTTGGGCATTGCAAGGACTTGGTGATTGGTTTGAAGGATTAAGAACAGAGGTAATTCCTTACGATAAGGCGCCAGGACTTGAAACATTATCTATGGATTTTGAATATTCACTTAAAATGCCAGGATTTGAAAGTACAAAAACATTACATAATTTAGTAGTTCCAGAAGTTGATGTAGAACAATTTCGTGTTATTGCAGATACTATAACTCAAAATGCAGGTAATTCCGACGAAGCAATTGGTGCATTTAATCAATTATGGAATCACGCAAAAACATTTGATACAGATGCATTTTTAGCAGATATGAATCTTGCTAATGATGTTGCACAAGAGATTGCAATAGCAAACGATGCATTTTTACAGAATTTAACAGCAATTAATAGTGGAATTGCAGCGTTAGCACAAGGTTCAGTAACTGCGGCAAGCGACGATGGGTCCGAGACTGAAATTATGCCTAGCGATGTTGAAGTTAATGGTCAGCCAGTTAAAGCAGAAGAACCAACAGCTGAGAGTATAAACGAAGATTCTGATTTATATGAATTAGATTTCTCTGGTATAAAGAGAGTAGCAGGCACACTTGGAAATAAAGTAAAAGGTGCATTAGCAGATGCTGGAGACAAGCTACAAGATGTCGGTACATGGTCTGAAAAAGGTTTAATAAAACAATGGAAGGCAGCTGGGTCACCAGAAGATACCGATGCTATTAGAAATATTTTAGTCAGTGCAGGAATGTCAGCAGATACTATTGACACTGCATTTTCAAATGCTAAAATTACAATTAATCCAACAGATACAAAAGAATTATCTAGTCCTGATGCAGATGCATCAGACGAAGGAGATAACGAACAATCATCGGATACCGATGTAAAAGACACAGGAGATACAGAAGTGGCAGAACCATCATTAAAGGATAGAATTAAGACTGATGTACAAAAGAGTCAAGATGCCGCTGATCAACCAGCTGCAACAACAATTCCAGCAGATATTTCAGATGCAGATTTGATACAAATGCTTATTGATGCTGGATTGGTAAATTTAGGTTCACCTGATGATGATTATGCAGGATATGATCCTGACTTTATTGGTTTTTCCAAAGATGGAGACCAAAGGGGGAACCCAGGTATACCTGGATCTATTAAAAATCAAGCATTAGCAAAATTAATAGCCAGTAAAGATTACGAAAAGGAGAATGAAATGAGAGTAGATGAGATGTGCGGCGGAGGCTGCGGTACCGAAATGGAAATGCCGAAGACAAACTACAATCTAAGTGTTACAAAAGACGAAGGTAACACACATAAATCAATGACAGTTACAAGTGACCAACCAGATGAACTAATACGAGTATTACAATTGTCTGGTATGGATACAGGACATTCAGAACCAGATGGTGATGAAATTGCCGGTGTTGATATGGATCATGACGAGCCAATGGACCAACATTCACAAATGAAAGGGTTGATAGCAAAAATTGCAAATCCACATAATGGGGACGACGAACATGACCATGATGGTATGACACATTCACATCCCGGTGGCGATGAAGATCATGAGCATGATGATGAAGCACATGAAGAAGCCGCAGAGGTAGAGCAAGACATTCGTAGTAAGCCATCAACATTTAGTGTTAGGGATTTAGTACCTGGCCAAGTAAAGAAACAACCGAGGCAACGAAAAGTTGCGGCAAAACACGGTGACAATCCTTACAAAGATGCAGGCCAGTTAGAAGAAAAGTACGTTCGTGCGTATGCTGAATTTAAGGAGGACTGATATGACAAATAAGCAACTCAGCTATGCTTTAGGCGTAGTATGTATTGTATTATTAGTTGGCGGGATTTGGTGGTGGTAATAGTCAATGAAGCTTGCTGATTTTTTAAACGAAGATCCAGGCGACGATTTAATGATGCATCGTAGTCGTGATGATCGACCGACAGTTGGCGACCGCCGCTTATGGGGCGGTGCGAGCGGTGTGTTAATTAAACAAGCAAAACGCCTTGAACATGTTGTTGATGAACTACTTGGTCACAAGGAAATTAGTATACATGATGCAGATGACATGGTAAAACAGAAGTTTAAAGAAGCATTAGACGATTTGAATGCATTTGCTGACAATAATTTATAATCTATAAATATTTTTATGCCACACGGAACAGACAGTCATTTAGTTAAGACTGCTCATAAAAGAACAAAATATACCAAGAAACAGGTTGAGACTTTAGAGAAATGTCTTGATCCAGATTCTGGCCCATTGCATTTTATGAGTAATTTTATATACATACAGCATCCTGTTAGAGGACGAATTGAGTTTCATCCATATGATTTTCAATTAGATTTAATAGAAAATTATCATGATTATCGTTTTTCAATAAACATGTGTGGGCGACAAATGGGTAAAACTACTGTTGCCGCAGGATATTTGCTATGGTTTGCAATGTTTAAACCAGATAGCACAATATTAATTGCCGCACATAAGTATCAAGGCGCTGCTGAAATTATGCAACGTGTTAGATACGCATATGAAAGTGTTCCAGATTTTATTAGGTCGGGTGTAGTTAATTATAATAGAAATAGCATTGATTTTGACAATGGTTCTCGTATAATGGCCGCTACAACTACTGAAACTACTGGACGTGGTATGTCCTTGTCGTTAATTTACATGGATGAGTTTGCATTTGTGCAACCAAGAGTGGCAAAAGAATTTTGGACTTCACTTTCACCTACACTTGCAACAGGTGGTAAGTGTATTATTACTTCAACACCTAATAGTGATGATGATCAATTTGCTACAATTTGGCGAGAAGCAAATAATCGAATAGATGAACTAGGGGAAGAACAAAAATTAGGGCGTAATGGATTCTCAGGCGTTAAAGTTGTTTGGAATCAACACCCAGATCGTAATGATGAATGGGCAAGGGAAGAAAGATCACGTGTTGGTGAGGAAAGATTCCGGCGAGAGCATTTATGTGAGTTCATTATTTACGATGAGACTTTAATTGATCCTTTAAAACTTGTTGTGTTAAAAGGAGAGGACCCGTTATTAAGAACTGGGGAAGTGCGTTGGTATCGCCGCCCAAAGAAAGGCCGGATATACCTAGCAGGATTAGATCCAAGTTTAGGAACTGGTGGTGATTACGCTGCTATTGAAGTATATGATGGCACTACAATGCAACAGGTTGCTGAATGGCAACATAATAAGTCTCCTGTAAAGAGGCAATTAAAAATTTTGCAAGATATATTAAAATATATTGAGCAAGAAACAGAATATGTTGAAGGTCCTCACTCGATAACAGAGATATATTGGAGTGTAGAGAACAATACATTAGGAGAAGCGGCATTATCGGTTATTGAATACACTGGTGAAGAGAATTTTCCAGGGCAAATGATAAGCCAACCCAAAGCAATGAGTTCTTCAAGAAGGTTTAGAAAGGGTTTTACCACTACTGCTAAAACAAAATTGTCAGTATGTTCGATGTTAAAGAACATGGTTGAGTCAGATAAGATTGATATTAAAAGTAAAAGATTAATAAGAGAGTTAAAGAATTTTGTTGCTAATGGTTTAAAGTTTGAAGCGAAGTTAGGTGAGACAGATGATTTAATATCTGCCACTTTGTTAGTTTTGAGGTTAAGTGATCATTTAGCAAAGTATGATGAACGCATACATGAGAGGATGGCCCAAGGTGCAGAAGATGATGATGGCGGGTTTGCTGAGCCGTTACCATTGGGCATAATTTAATATTTTTTAATAAATAATACATTATGGCTATAAGTGTAGATAAAGTTGCAACTGAAGTTAGAAAGATTATAAAAGGATCAGGGTATCGTCTCGAAATGTTTACAGAAGACGGTAATTCGACTCTTGATGATAGAACGGCAAGGAGGTTTTTTGTAAAACCTTCTAATATTATGATTACTATTGATGAAAAAGAAGGTATGCTTAAATTGCATAAACCAGATGAAGTGCCGTTAGCAGAAGTAGATGGACTACGAAGAACATTAAAAAATGTAGCGCAGAAGAACAGATTAAATTTTGACTTCAGATCATTTGGACACACGTTAGAGCCAAAAGACTATGTACACCAAGCAGTTCAATCAATGAATGATGAGGAATTAAAAATGAATAAGATGGCAGAGGGCATGTCTCCGATGTCCGGCAGTACAAAGTCAAGCTACCAATTAGTAGATGACAATGTAAAATTAATCGTGAGACACACAAAAGCAGTAGACGAAGCGGTTCGTGGATCCCGCAGTAGGAATATTAAGGCTTTGTTTATAGAAAATGGAGCCGGAGAAAGATTTCAATATCCACATATACATTTAGCAGGTGCTCGAGCAATGGCACGCCATGTAAGTATGGGAGGTACACCATATGATTCGGTTGGCACCCATATTGGAAAGCTATCTGAAGACTATAAAAAATTACAAAAATTTATAAGATATGCTAAATCAAGTAATGTAGTAAATGAGGATACGGCTGAAATTGTTGAAGCAATTAAAAGTCGATACTATGATATTAGAAAGAATTTAAGTCAGTTATCTGGTGTTAAAGGATATGCACATCAAGTTGAAGCTATTCATGAAGATGCATATGAAGCAACAGATGATAAAGTTACAGAACTTCGCAACATGTTTACTGCCAAAACATTTGACGAATCCCTTGAAGAAGTATTACCATTAATTTCACAAATTCTTGAATATCGTATTAAGAAAGATGATCCGTCTCAACAACCAGTTGGTGATCAAATGACTCCTGAATTGCTTAAAATGAAAGCTGAAGATGTAGAATTTCATGAACCAACAGAGTCGCAAGACGAATATGCAAGTGGTAATATTATGAAGTTTGCAACACAAGTTGACGAAGTTGCATATAAAGTTGGTGAGCTTGCAGGTAGAGTTACTGATGATGTATTAACATCATTTTTAGCCAGAATGAGTCAAAGGCTTCAAGAACGAGATCAGTCTCTTGCTTCCGATGAAGGTAGAGAAGAATTGGATGTAGTGCATACAGTTTTGAAACGTGCAGATGAAGCAGGTATTTTTGCTAAAAAAGATTCTGCACAATCAGATGATTCAACAGATGATGGAAATCCAGCAGAGATGCCAGATGATCTTTATGATGAAGGAAAGCAATTTGAAAGTTGGTTAGATTCAATTGCAGGTGATAAAGCACTTTTTGAAGACGTAGGAATATCAGAAGATGATTTTGTTGATTTTAATCGTGCGTTAGCAACTGCAAGAAGTCGAATGGATACATTGCCTCGTATGGGTGATGGCGCTCCATTAATTCGACGAGTTAAAGGCATGTGTGAGGAAGTTGCTGGTGAATATGATATTGATAAAGATAATCTTTACGCTGCATTAAGTGGTGAAGAGATTGTTAATGAAGAAGAGCCACGCATTGATCATACAGATGATGATATTGATCGTGTAATGGCTGGATATGGTGAACCAACTGTAGAACCAGTTATTGAAACTAGCCCGCGACCAGAAGCAGAACATATTTTAACAGCGATTGAAACGACTGAAAAGTTTGCTGGTAATACCTCTGGATTTTATGATTGGTTGAAAATATATGCAGACGAGAATGATATCGACCCAGATGAACTTGCAAATATCCCAGATGTACAAGATGCTGTTAGAGTTAATACTGCTGAAAGCGAAGAACTTGATCGTGTAAGACATTTAGCAGGCGTATAGGATCCGGAATGGCTCATGTTATTAAAAGAGATACTTTTATTAGAATTAAACATTGAGCCAAACGGCCTTAAACGGTTAGATCAATGGATAGAAGATCTTGAACTTGATTTCTCGCATCTTATGCCAAAAGTAAATCATGATAAATTTTTAAACAGATTAAAAAAAGATATTGTCAATGATCAACTTGGCATGGGAATATCTGATATAGTAGCGAAGTATAAGCCAACCGACGATGATCCCCCATTTATTAAAAGTGCATCAGGCGATGTACATACAATTTATCGCAATAAAGACGATATTCCAAAAGATGTTCAGAAAGGAATTGCATCTATTAATATGGCTGTACCTTTTAAATCGGATCCCGAATATGAAAATTGGGTCGATATAAGACTATCTGCTCCCCACGGATTTCATTTAGCAAAACTTCAAGATGCAATATATCAACGGTTATTAATTGCAGACGACCCAGAAACCGGCCAACATGATGTTATAAGTAAGATGATAAAGATGTATAAGAAATCACAAGAACAAAAAGGTGACGAAGATTCTAAAGATGCTCTAAAAATTATGAAGAAGTATGAGCAAGGTAAGTTCAATCTTGAAGGTCTATATAATGTAATTGAAGAATTTCATTCTGCAGGTCCGTTATGGAAACGCGATCCAGTAGAAAGAAAACGATTAGAAAAAGAAGCACCAGTTATCATGAAATTTCCTGATGGCTTTATGTGGGTGCGTTTAGATTCAAAATTAGAGTTCGAACACGAATCAGGTATGTTAGGAAATTGCTTACATGGTTATTGCCCACCGCAAGCAGCTCCAACAGGCAAAGGATCTGGAGAAAGCAGAGATGCTGTTTATCAAGCATGGAAAGATGCAGGCAAGCCAATGGATAAAGAAGCATTAGCATACGAAAAAGCTGGCAACCATATATTAGATTATTGGTGGTGGAATGACCAAGAGCATGGTGACGGCGTATCAGAACCAATGAGTGCAAATCTCCGTCTCTTAATGAAATGGATTAATAAAACAAAAGCAAAATTATATCCAGATTGGAACGAGAATGATTTTGCTGATGATCAACCACATGGTTGGAAATATGGTGTAGATATGGATGATCATACATTTACAAAATATGTAGATATCGATCATTATATAGCACATCATATTATAAATTGGGAATACTTGGCAGCCGATCCGGCTGACCCTGAGCATGAGCCAGATGAGTGGGATCATGGAACAGTTCCTGATACTGCTGGCGGCCATTTAGTTTATAGTTTGCGTGATAAGAATGGTCAGTCACATGCCGCAATTGAATATGATAGGCATAAGGAAAAGCCAAAACAGTTAGAATTAAAGGGTAAGCAAAACGATGACCTTGATCAGAAATATATGAAGTATGTTGATGCTTTGAAAAAACACTGGAAAGAACACCCAGAGGACTTCGGGGTAAAAGTAACTACTGATCAATTCGATGCTGAAGACGATGTAGAAGAAGGTAAAGTTATTCATCATGATTTTAGGTCTGATAAGCCAGACCTTTCGGATAATGGTGAATACGAATTACTTTCTTCAGATCCGGATCCAGATGTTTATGATCCAGATGGTAACAGGGATATGTTTGATCCTGATGCATCTGTAATGGTTATTAGAAAAGTATCAACCGGCGAAGTTAGATATATGCCTGGTGTAGAGATTCCTGATATAGCAGATTTTGAAGACGCTGATTGGGAACATACTGAAGATGAAAAAGGAAGGGTACTCCGAGTGGTAGATAGTATACAACGTCTTAAACATTTGGCAGGAATATAAAATGATTATTAACGATATCTTTTTAATTGAAGCAAACGTTGAACCTAAAGCATTAGATCTGATTGACAAGTTTATTCATGAAATAGGTGAGGAATTAGAACATTCTAATCCTACAATTAATCATAATGCTTTCTTAAAAAGGTTAAAAAAGGATATCATTAATAATAATAGAATAATGGGTCCAGAAAAAGAGTTTACAGCATTAACACTTTACAAACCTAAAAAAACAGATCCAGATTATATTAAAAATGCTCAAGGTGAAGTATATACAATTGCTAAAAATGCGTTAAATGAAATATGGAATGAAATTTTAGATCTTTTTATACCCGATGAAGGCGAACCTACTGCTCATGCACTGTTTAATAAATTTCATGAGTTAGTTAAAGATGCAAAAACATTAGATCCACATATTGCAAATAAACTTGTTCCTCTTAAAAAGAAATACGAACAAGGTAAATTTGATTTCGCAGGCCTAAAACAAGCAATGCAAGTTATGACGCAATTAGGTGCTCAAAAATGGAAACATGATAAACAAGAAAGACACCGTGTAGAAACCGAAGCACCAATTATTATGAAGTTTAGAAATGGAATGATGTGGGTAAGGTTAGATTCACAAGAAGAAATGAAACGCGAAGGCGACATGATGCAGAATTGCATTAGTGGTTATTGTCCGGTTGGAACAGGCGTAGATTTGACATTTGGATTACGAGATAAATTTAATCAAGAGGTTGAACTAGTAGATCAGACTGATGACGAGGCTTATGACTGGCTTGCAAATTGGTTTGCTGAGAATGACACAGATACACAAGATTTTTTGAGTAATCAACAAGACGATCTTAACGGTGATGCCTATGATGCAGTGGAAGAGGTATTGGGTATGGACGAAGACGAAGCATTTGACTGGATGCATTCTCAACTTATAGACGCCGATGCTGATATGGAAACTGGAGAATTAATCAGCGGCCATCTAATTTATAGTTTGCGTGATAAACACGGAGAGTCTCATGTATCTGCAGAATACAATCCAAATATGGATATGGATTATGTAGAGCCAGAATCAGCATTAGGCAAACAAAATGACGAGGCTAATGACAAATATAAACCATACATTGAAAAATTAAATGACTTTTTTGCAGAGAACCCCGAAACATTTGGTCCTAAAGGTAATACAAAGGATATGCCATTCCATCCAGATTATGATGATAATCGTGAACATCCGATGTATCATGATGAATCGGTTGATCTAACTCGTATTAAACATTTAGCAGGGATATAAATATTATTATGAAAGTTTTTGATTTGTTAAACGAAGCAATGCCAACAGAAATGGTACCTACACAATATATTGTAATAGATCGTACATTTCCAGAACGTAGGTTTATTGCAGATAGTAAAAAAGATATTGTTGATGCAATTATGGCTAATTCTATTAAGCACTGGCAAGTCATTGAAGCAGATGACGAGGAAATTATAGCAGATTCAGATCACGATACTATTTTGCATGGTACTATTACGCCTATAGATAAAACTTACAATCGTATAAAAGAGTTAATGTTTGATATGAGCGATGATATTCCAGATCATGCGTCATTTCCAAAAGTAAAAGCAGATATGGAAGTAATTGATCCTGAATGGTCAGAAGAAGCTTAAGCCCAGTCGAAGATTTGTCCAGATTCTAAATACAATAATGCTTTTCTTACTCCAATAGGAATTTTATTTCCTTTTTTATCTGTAAACAGTGCAACATGAATAGCTTTACTTGGTTCTAGATTGCATTTATCTAAAAGTGTATTATAATGTTTTTCGTATTTGTTCCACCAAAAATCTGTTCCAAACTGTTTCATAAAATGTAAACCAGTCCACATATCAGCAACATTAATATAACTATAATCGTTCATAATTTTTATAGGTCCATTTATAGGTTTTCGTGAGTATCGTAGTCCAATACGATGAGCACCCATTCCAAATGCTTTACTTAATGAGAAAGTTATTGTTTGTATTGCAGGATGGTTTATATTAAAATTAATATCTCTACAGCAAGGATACCATGCCGCATCGATATGTACAGGAATATTTAATTGTAAACATCGCATTAATATATTTTGCATGTTGGGATGTACATCATTGTTAAACCATGTAAATGGTGTCGCCATAATTAGTACGTCTCCTGCTGAAAGTGTACTGACTGTTCGTTTAGTAATATTTGGAAATAGTCTAGTATGATAGTTATAGTCGCCATTGAAAATAACTATTTTGTTAGGATGCATTATGTAAAGTTCATCAAGTTGATGTGTTACTCCTAAACAAACATTTTTGTCTGGAAATGCTTCTAATCCAGTAAATGAAATTAGTTTATGATTACAAATCCATTCATGCATTTTTTCTTTAAACATATTAGTTAGTAATTCCATTTCACCATCCATAGAAGGAATTCCTGTAATTTCTGTGCTTGATCGCCATGGCTTTCGTAAGGTTAAATGATATTCATGTACTTCGGGATCGTACATTGGTTTTTTTTGTATGCCTCGTTTTCTTTGTATAAGATCATTTAATGTCATTGTATATTACCATAGTATCAAATATATGAGGTGCAACATCTTGAATATTAAATCCTCTAACAGTATTCATCCAGTTAGTAAATTTTATAAATTGTTGATAATCTGATTTTAAATTTTTTGGTTCAGTATTTAAAGAATTTTGAATATTTTGTATGCTAGTTTTGTCATTTATTTTTTTCTTTATTTTGTGTAATAAGTTATTTTTAGTTGAATTGGGTAATAGATTAGCATTTAGATAAAATTCAATAGCAGGATAAACTGAGAAGTCAATTGTTCCATATTGGGAAAAGTGTTTAAATGTTTCAGTTATATTTTCTATATTATATATACTCATAGTATAGTTGATTCCCATTTGTTGAACATTACTATGATTTAGTAATATTTGAAAATTCTTATCTATGTTATCAAAGTTAGTTCCTCTTACCCATTCGTATATTTTGTTTACTCCATCGATGCTGGCATATATATGAAGATTTTTTAATTTGTCAAAAGTTTTTAATGTTTTATCAGTTATGTGTGTAATGTTACTAACTATTTTTATTTTTAAGTTTGGTCTAACACTTCCTAATCTATTAAGGAATGCTAAACAGTTTTTATCATATAATGGTTCTCCTCCTTTAATAATAAGAACTTCTAGATCGTTTATATTGTTTAATATAGAGTCTATAGTTTCTTTTTGTAATACAACTGGTTTAAATTCACGAATGCCATAACTGTTTTTTATTGTATTAAATAAATCATTAGGCATTAATTTTTCTTGCTGTGCCCAATGAGAACTATGGACACTGTTACACATTACACAACCTAAGTTACATTGATTACTAAAACTAATATCCATATGTTTAATTTTAGGTTTAAGTTTTGGTGTCGATCTTTTAAAAATTTTTTCTTTAGATGTAACATTTCGACTATTGGCATATTTTAATCTATGACTAATAATTCCTTTTTCTTCTCTTGTGTAACACATATTACATGCTTGTACAAATTCATCTTTTAACATTTTTTGTCTAATGTTGTTTATTTGATTACTGTTAAATATATCTTCGATATTTTTGTGAGATTTTGTAAAATCGTGTAAGACGTGTTCTTTATTAGGAGTCCACACAGGACATAATTGTGCTCTACCTTTTGGATCTATGGTAAGTCCTTCGAATGGAATATAACAGTAATGTTTTTCTTTCATGATAAGTAATAACATATATTTATTGTAGATTTTTTAGAAATATACTTGACAATTGTTTAATTAGGCATTATAATATATCTAATTACAGTGCAAATATGGCACATAATTTTAGGCTAATATAGGAGAAAAAATATGGCAACTTTGGCAGAACTACGAGCAAAATTACAGGCTCAAGACCAGCGACAAAATTCAGCTCGCGAAACAGATAACGCAATCTATGCGTTTTGGAATATCCCAAACGACACTACGGCAACATTACGGTTTCTTCCCGATGGGGACGAAAGCAACACATTCTTTTGGCAAGAACGTCAAATGATTCGAATTGTTTTCCCAGGTGTAAAAGGGCAGGATGAGGCACGGAGCGTTACCGTTAATGTGCCTTGTATAGAGATGTGGGGCGACACTTGCCCCGTTCATGCAGAAATTCGTCCGTGGTTTAAGGACCCGACATTGGAAGATGTTGCGCGAAAATATTGGAAGAAACGTTCTTATATTTTCCAAGGGTTTGTTGTAAACAATCCACTGGACGGTGATGTAGCACCAGAAAATCCGATTAGACGTTTTGTTATTAATCCTTCAATATATAAGATTATCAAAGCCGCTTTAATGGATCCGGAAATGGAATATCTACCAACAGATTATGTTAATGGTACTGATTTCCGTCTTACAAAAACACAAAAAGGTCAGTATGCTGACTATTCAACATCAAACTGGGCACGGCGAGAACGTGGTCTTGAGGATGATGAATTAGAAGCAGTTAATTCTAACGGATTATTTACTTTGTCAGATTACTTACCAAAACGACCATCAGCCGATTCAGTTGCGGCGATTTATGAGATGTTTCAAGCATCCGTTGATGGTGAATTGTATGATCCTGATAAATGGAGTGATTTTTATCGCCCATTTGGTGTCCAAGCGGCATCAACTGAGAAAGTAGAATCAAAAACAGTAAGTGACGGACTTGGAACAGGAACTGTTACCAAAGTGACGACTTCTGATGATGTTCCGGGCTTTGAAAAAGAAGAAAAAGCCGCGGCAACTACAGAAAGTCCAGAAAGTAAGTCAAATGCTGATGAGATTCTTAGCATGATTCGTAGCCGTGCAAAGGCAAAAGATACTGCTTAATATTTCTTATAAGGAGGGGGAAACCCCTCCTATTTTTCGGAGGATAAAGAATGGCAAAAGCATATGACTTTTCAAAATTAAGAAAGAATTTAACAAAAAACATTGACGGGTTAAGTATAGGATTTCATGACCCTAAGGATTGGATTAGTACTGGTAGTCATGCATTAAATTATCTTATTAGTGGAGATTTTTATAACGGTGTTCCATTAGGACGGGTAACGATGTTTGCAGGAATGTCAGGAAGTGGTAAGAGTTTAATTGCTAGTGGGAATCTAGCAAGCAATGCCCAGAAAGCTGGGTGTTTTGTTGTTATGATGGATAGTGAAAATGCATTGGATACTGATTGGTTACAAGCACTTGGAGTAGATACAAGTGAAGAAAAATTGTTAAAAATTGGTGTTTCAATGATTGATGATGTTGCTAAAACATTATCAGAATTCCTTAAAGGATACAGGGAAGAAAATGAAGAAAATGATTATGAGGATTGTCCAAAAGTAGTCATTATTATTGATAGTTTAGGTATGTTGTTATCACCAACTGATGTCAAACAATTTGAAGCCGGTGATCTTAAAGGTGATTTGGGTCGTAAACCTAAAGCACTTACAGCATTAATTCGTAATACTGTTAATAGCATTGCTCCTTATCCAATAGGACTTATAGTAACCAATCACACTTATGCATCGCAGGATATGTTTGATCCGGATGATAAAATTAGTGGTGGCGCAGGATTTGTGTATGCTTCGTCTATAGTAGTTGCTATGAAACTTTTAAAGTTAAAAGAAGATGAAGAAGGTAATAAAATTACTCAGGTTCGAGGTATTAGAGCTGCTTGTAAAGTTATGAAAAGTAGATTTTCAAAACCGTTTGAGGCAGTTCAAATTAAAATACCATATGAAACAGGAATGGATTCGTATTCAGGGTTAGTTGATTTGTTTGAAAAATCTGGTGACCTTGTTAAACGAGGCAACAAATTAGTTTATACTGATTCAGCAGGTAACGAACATAGTTATTTTAGGAAAGGATGGAATGCCGAAACACTCGAATTAATACTCCAAGATAAAACTGATAGTGAGGTAAATACTCCTGAATTGGAATATCTTGGAGATGATGCATGAGCAGTGAACCAGAACTTTTAATTGAGATGTGGAGTGCTTTGAGATCATATATCCCAGAGAAGGAAAGAATGGATGCGGCACTTCGTGTCATAAATCTATTTGATACTTTTGGTGATATTGAAGAACTTAAAGAATATGTTGGGCAAGATTCATATCTTGATAAAGCACTAGAAGATTATTTTGAAGAAGAAGACGAAGAAAACGAAGACGAAGACGATTATTAACTATGGCTAGTTGGTATCAAACAGTAGTACGTGATATGGCTTCATTGCCTGATTGTATTGATCATTTTGAAGATCAATTAGCAGAAGCTAAATCAGAGATTAAGTTTCAAGGAAGTATTGAAAAAGCGGCAAGTGCGATTCCTGCAATTGTGCAAACTAGATTTTCGCAGTTGCAGGAAGCTGAAGCAATACTAGAACATTTAAATATTCATTTAAGAAAATTACGAGCACAGACTTTTCGTAAGTTTTTGGAAAACTACCAACGGGCATTAACATCTAGAGATGCTCAAGCATATGTAGATGGTGAGCAGGCAATTGTAGATCAAACAGAATTAGTAAATGAGTTTGGTTTATTGCGGAATCAATTCCTCGGAGTGTTAAAAGCATTGGAAGCAAAACAATTTCAGATTAATAATATTGTGAAGTTACGAGTTGCAGGATTAGAGGACTCTGAGATTAATATGTTTTATGGAAATCCAAACAAATAATGCTTGACATATGAATTATGTATAAGTATAATAAAGTATTGTAAAGGAGAAATTGTTATGGAAATCAATTTACGAAAGGCCGCTACTCTGCAAGATCAAATACGGCAGGGGATTTCCGATGTTAATTTGGAAGGGAGTGTCGGAAGTGAGTTAGAACAGAGGTTGACACACCTTGAAGATTTGGAATCTGTACTGTATAGTTTGAGAGATAAGGTTGGTAAAGCAAATGTCGAAACCGGTGTAAGCACTTTGCTAACAAAAAGAGTTCAGCTGAATAATTTAATTAGTAGATATGAGAGACTAGTCCGTAGAGGAGAAGATGGATTTCGTACAAAGTTATCCGATCTTCGTAAGGAAAGAGTAACGATTAGTGAGAAGATTCTTGAACTAAATGTTGGATCAAGTGTTGATCTACCAGAAGGTGATGTAGAAATTCTTGCTCGTGAAAACATACTATAAGACATAAAGCTAGACATTGTTATAAGGTGAGGAAACTAAGATTCGGGAAATAATAATAATACTTGCTAATTGTTGAAAGAGTAGATAGAAATCACATAAGAGAAAGTGTTTAGCTTATTGCGGGAGGTACCTTCGGGTACCTCCTTTTTTATGCTTGACATAATAATAATCTTTGTTATTATAATAAAGAGGTTTAATTATGTTAAAAGAACAAACAAATAAGATTATGACAGATTGTATTGAATCGATTATTAAAGTTGGCGCGAAGCATGGAATAAATGTTAAGGATGAAAATTTTGTAAAAGATCTTGCATTATCATCTGGTTTTATTAGGGCTGCATTTGACCGACAATTAGGAAAGCCTAGTGTGTTGCACGAAGGCATGTCTGATCTTATGAAAGATAATTTAGTTTAGTTGTTTTGAAATCTGTTACATTGACGCAATAGTCATTTGGGCATTGAACAGGATCGTTAGGAAATTGTATGCTTTGAGGATTGTTAACATTTCCGAGAGCACCCCTTCCGCCGCCTGCTTTGCACCATGACCCTCGGCTTATCCGGCCGTCGATTCCTATAAAGATTTTTTCTACACCTATGTAGCAATTCCATCCTTTAAAACGATTTTTATTCTCGTTAATCCAACTAGCAGGATAAATGGTTTCGTTTTTCCCATCTTTGTATTCTATTTTAAATCGTGGATTAAATTTTTTTGATTTTGGTTGTTCCCAATTCGAATCGTAATTATTAAAGATGCTATATTTGGCCATAAAGTCTAATTGCTCACTTGAGTATGGGTAAAATATATGTCCAAAGTTAATTCGTAATGGTTTTAATATAACAGGGTAACCATTATTATTTTTTGTTAATGTGATTGCATTATTGACACTGGTATCCCAGTCGTCATGTTTCATTGGAACATTTGCTGTAACATCTGCTGTCTCATTCATTAGTTGTGCTACTTCTAACATATGTTCAGCATCACCTTCCTCGGTATGGCAAGTTAAATTAAGCACATCGAAAATCTCTTGATAGTCTTTCCACCAACGCAATGTTCGTGATCCATTTGATAAGCAAGTTATAATATTATCTGGATTACTTTTTATTAAATCTAGTTTTTCTTTTATTTTTGGATCCATTGTAATTTCACCACCAGATAAAATAAAGTGTAATGGTAAAGTAGTGTGTTGATATATTTTATCAAGCAGTTGTTGTAATTTGTCTATTCCAATCCATAACGTTGATCCATTGTGTAATTCATCAGGGCAGTAACTACAGGAAAAATTGCAGGTGCTACCGACTGACCAATCTACGGTAAAGTATTTCTCTATATTAGTGACTAAACGAATATCTTCCACGCAATTATTTATGGGGTTTAAATACCTGACAAAAAACCAGGTATTTCCCGTATTTAAGGATTTGCTAATATAAGGATTTTCTTATATAAGTATTTGCTTATATAGACCGTTTAAGATTGACAAATCTCCAAGATGTCTTATAATAGTAGTATGAGAATAAAAGAAAACCGGAAGATCCCAAAAACCGCTGTTGCTACGGTAGGCGTAGCAGCTACGATATATGGGGCGTATAAATTAGGTAAATATTTGACTGGTAAAAAGGCTCCAAAACGAGCCTGGAAAACCGATTATGGAAGACATGGTCGAAACACGGAAGAAACAGCATAATGGAAATTCTCTTATTTTTAATTTTAGTAGTTTTGGTAATTAAGTTTTTCCCAGAAGTGGTTAATGTAATTTGGGGTGGGATTTTAGTGCTTTGCGCTATTATTGGTGGCCTCGTTCTTCTTGCTATTATTATATAAAGCCTAAAATGGCAGATATCATTTTTGATGTAGATGGGACGCTGATGGATATTGAGCATCGGCGCCATCATGTTGAGCAGTCGCCCAGGAACTTTAAAGCATTTCGTGATGAGATGATCAATGATACTCCTAACGAAGATATCGTAATGATGGCTAACCTGCTGAAAGAGGCAGGACATCGTATCCTTATTTCCACCGGGCGTCTTGAGAAAGACAAAGAGTTAACGCTGAAGCAGTTAAAGGATGCTGGCGTTGCGTTTGATTTGGCTTTGTTTCGATTAAAGGAAGAGGAGTTTAAGCCTGACTCGGAAGTCAAAGAAAACATGCTTGAGGATATGAAGAAGTTTGGATTCAATCCTACGATGGCGTTTGACGACCGTCAAAGGGTTGTGGATATGTGGAGACGCAATGGACTCCGTGTGTTTCAAGTAGATTCTGGAGACTTTTAAGATTGACAGATCTCCAACCTGTAGTATAATGTATAGATAATGTAAATTTTGGATCAACAACCGCGAGGTAATATATGTCCGCTCAGAAGTTAGTAAAGGTTAATGGGTCCTATCGGAATACGCCTGTTCCAGGTGTTGTGTTTCCGTTAGTCAAGGCTCTAACAAAAGGTAAGAAAGGTGACTTTGTTACCGTTGATGGAACATCAGTTCCTGGATACCCAGATCGTCATCTTCGTATTAAGGTGGCAAATAAGTCAGATTACGAATTTGTTAATTCTGATACTCCTATGGGATTACCAGAGAATGCTCCAAATAAAGTAGAAACCGAAGAAGAAGCAATTGAGCGAATCCGTGATCGGTTTGCAATCCTCGATGAAATGACTGAAGCCACTATTGATGGCACGGTGCGAGGTATGATTGTTTCAGGCCCCCCAGGTGTTGGTAAGTCATATGGTGTAGAAAGTGTGTTAGAGCGATCTAATACTTTTAATAAACTTGCTGGCAAGAAATGCAAGTATGAAATTGTCAGAGGTGCCATGACAGCACTGGGTCTGTATGCTTTACTTTTTAAGTGGAGCGACCCTGGAAGGGTTCTGGTGCTCGACGATTGTGATACAGTTCTTTGGGACGAACTTTCGTTAAACCTTCTTAAAGGTGCTTTGGACTCCGGCAAGAAGAGACGGCTTTTTTGGAATGCTGATAGTAACAAACTGCGTGGAGAGGGTATTCCGGATCAATATGAATTTAATGGTTCGATCATCTTTATATCGAACTTGAAATTCGACAAGTTAACGCAGAGTGGTCGGATTGGTAAGATTAAGGATCACTTGGAAGCCATTATCTCCCGTTGTCACTATTTGGATCTGACACTGGATACAATGCGCGACAAGATGCTCCGTATACATCAGATCGTTGGTGATGGTATGTTGGATGAATATAAGTTCAACAAGACTGAGACAGCGATGATTGTAGACTACATTGACGAGAATAAAGAGAAGTTGCGTGAAGTGAGTTTGCGTATGGTGCTAAAGATTTCAGACTTGTACAAGATGGCACCCAAAAACGATCACTGGAAACGACTTGTCGAGACAACTTGTATGCGTAGAGTATAGTTTACACTATCTGAGCGGATGGTGGCCGGGGGGAGACCCCCGGTTTTTTTAACGAAATCTACTGCAAGTATAACCGCATAACATTAATCGAGCAGGATCCCCATCATAGTCATGTTTCCAACTTTGTACTAATTTGTTACTAAACCATTCATGATTTAAAATTTCTTCAAGTGTGTGATAATACAGATTATTAAATTTACTTCCATACTTACCGTGTGTTTCTTGATAAAACTGATATGCCATTTCGTTTCCATTAGGATCGTCCCAAGGTACTTGTTTTTTTCCAAAACGCACACCGCCTACTTCACAGCAAGGCCAAACTTCTCCATTAAACATAAATTGTAAACCTGGATCTCCGTCTTGATTTTCAGTATATGAATCTGCATTTTTATCCCATCGACATTGTATTCGTCCATGCTCCCAAAATTTATCAATATCATTGTTATATTGTTTTAAATGTTCTTTAAATAAATCTATATTTTCATCTGCTGTTTTATCTATAACATATGGTAAGTCAGCTTTTTCATTTTTATTTGTTTTGTCTCCTGACTCTACACGATCTCCTGTAAGTTCTTCGGCAAATCCTTTTTGTTCCATTGGTGCATAACCTTCGATTGCTTCGTCAGGATTCTCTGCTTCCCATATTGTTTCGTTTCTTCCATAACCTCCAACAGTAAAAAAGTTTTCAAATCCCATGTCAAAAGCCATACTTTTTGCTTCATTAATTTGATGTTCGTTATGTTCGAATATAATAAATTGCCATTCAGCATGTCCGCCAGCATTAATAAATGCTTTAGAATTTTCCATGCATTTTTTCCAGTTAACTTGTCGGCGATATATATGATTAGTGTCTTCCAGTCCATCAAATCCAAAAACAACTTTTCCAGGATATTGTTTTATTTCATCACCAGTATTGTATTTTTTATTTAAAGTTTGTGCTAATTCTTTCCACCAACCAGTAGAGTTAATACCTCCGTTAGTTGCAATATTAATGATACAAAGTTCTTGTTTTACGCCAGCTTTTAATCGTGCTTCGATATTTTGTTTACTGATCATCCAATCGCACCCTCTTATAAGATCAGGATGTAATGGTGGATCTCCATAGTTGCCACAAATGTCAAGCAACTCGAGTGAGTTTACAATGGGTTTTAAGAAAGATTTATAAAGATTCCAAGGCATATCTGCAAGTGGCATATTTTTATTAAGATATTTCCCATCAACATTACGAGCACATCGTAAACAAAGAGCATTACATTTAGTAGTATAATCTAGTTGTACTCTTTTAATTTGAGGAACTGTTATGTATTGATTATTCATACTAGTATTTACTAAACTTGACTTCTTAGGGTAAATAATTTACAATAGTAGTATGGCTGAAGATATAGTTTATACTAGTGCTGAGGATGTTAGTTGTAAAGGGAGTACTGTTTTTGACGGCCATCCACTTGTTTATTATACATTTGGAAAATTCGGTCATTTACCAGGAGCACCTAAGATTGTTAAAGGTAAACCAGAAGTAATTTGTGCTTATTGTGGTAGAAAATTTATATATAAAAAAGATGCAGAACGCAAAACTAATTATCCGTGATGAAGTAAACATTAAGTTTGATGGATTAGATCCGTCAACACGCCGTAAGTTATCCGCGGCGGTTAAGTTTATGTTACCGTATGCATACCATATGCCTTCGTATAAGTTAGGACGGTGGGACGGAATGATACGGTTTTGTGATATTGGTGGTCGTTCATATTTAAATTTGCTTGATACATTATTACCCATTGTACAAAATGCAGGGTATCAAATTGAAGTAGAAGATCATAGGCAGACTTGGGAATTTGAATTTGATCCAATTGATAAAGATTATTTAAGTAAGATTAAATGGCCTAAAGGACATACTCATGCTGGTGAGAAAATTGAGTTGCGTGATTATCAAGTAGAAGTTGTTAATAACTTTTTTGGTAACTTACAATGTTTGCAAGAAGTTGCTACTGGTGCAGGTAAAACTATTATTACTGCAACGTTGAGTAAGATAGTTGGTAAGTATGGTCGCACGATAGTTATTGTTCCAAACAAGAGTTTGGTTACGCAAACAGAAGATGATTATATTATTGCTGGATTAGATGTTGGTGTGTTTTATGGAGATAGGAAAGAGTATGGACGCCAGCATACTATTTGCACATGGCAGTCATTAAATGTGTTATTAAAAAAGAGTAAAAAGAAACAGGCAGAGATAGACATTGATGCATTTATAGATGGCGTAGTGTGCGTTATAGTAGATGAGGTGCATCAAGCAAAAGCAGATGTTTTAAAAACATTGCTTACAGGAGTGTTTGCACACATTCCAATACGGTGGGGATTAACAGGAACAATACCTAAAGAGGATTATGAGTTTGCGAGTCTTAAGTCAAGTCTTGGTGATGTTATTAATAGGATAAGTGCATCAGAGTTACAGGACCAGGGTATCTTAAGTAATTGCGAAGTTAAGGTATTGCAGTTAAAAGATGATGTAGAGTATCCAAATTATCCAAGTGAGTTAAAATATTTGGTTACTGATGAGAATAGAATTGATTACCTTGCTGACACAATACAAGATATTGCAAAGACAGGTAATACACTTGTGTTGATTGTTCGTATTAAAACGGGTGACATGTTAGTTAAGAGATTACCAAATGCAGTGTTTGTAAGAGGAGCAACTAAAAATGAAGAACGTCGAGAGCATTATGATGAAGTGGCAAAGAGTAATGACAATCTTATCATTGCAACATACGGTGTTGCATCTATTGGCATTAATATTCCTCGTATCTTTAATTTGGTTCTTATAGAGCCAGGGAAAAGTTTTGTTAGAGTAATTCAAAGCATAGGTAGAGGTATTCGTAGAGCACATGATAAAGACTTTGTACAGATATGGGATATTACAAGTAATTGTAAATACAGTAAACGCCATTTAACTGCACGGAAGAGATATTATCGTGAAGCAAATTACCCATTTGATATTGATAAGGTATTGTATAAATGATAAAGATGTAGTATAATAATAATAGGAAAACGGATGCAGATTTTAACAGTAGAAAATGAAACATATAGTCTTAATAATTTACCAAATGAGATAGGTGATGTAAGATATTGTGTGCTCGATGTTACAGATCCAACATTTATTGATTATTACTTTTTGCCTTTAATATTTTTGGAGAGTTTTAATACACCAGCGGTAGTATTGCAAATAGGAAATAGATTTCAAATACAAATGCCATTGGATTGGAGTGTGTTAGTAGGTGAACCAGGGCAAGGAGATTTACAAGTTATTCCATTAACAAATTTAAATGATAGAGGGTTTACAACATTATTATATAATCCATTAAAAGGTTATATGCCAACTTGGGAACCAATACAAATTGTTAATGTGTTTGTTGAGATAAAATGGTTTTTTCCAAAATTAAAGTATGGGCATTTATTAGTAATGCCGTTACATGATGGAACTAATCCTCTTTGTGGATTTTTTGTAAAAGAAACAAATAAGATTCCTGATGTTATTGATGTTGGTGATATTGTTTTATGAAAGTTGATATGTTCAAAGAAATCCTCCCTGCTATTGGAAAGGGAGATAGAGAGTTCTATAATAATCTCAAACAAGAATCTAAGACTAGTACTAATTTTAGTCTTTGGATGATACATAGATGGGCAACGTGTCCTATAAAAAATAAAGAACATTATATTTTATTTGTAAATGAATTGTGCAATCAACATTATAGCGAATTAAGTAAGCACCCAGAAATGCAATGGTTGTTATTAAGTGTTATTGGCTTAGGCGAAGAAAAGTATTTTAAGCAATGGGTTGGTACACCTAATAGTAGAACAAAAACAAATTCTATTGATAACTTTTTATTAGAAGCATATCCTACAATTAGTGACGACGAGTTAAGTTTATTAAGAGAATTAAACGACCAAGAGGATTTTATTCAACTTGCAAAAGAAATGGGATACAACGACGAACAAATTTCTAATATCTTTGATGGAAAACGTAGAGATAAAAAAGGCTGACGGCTTTAAGTGTAAATTTTGCAATAGAGAGTTTAAGAGTGTAAGAACTTTAAGCGCACACACCTGTGAGCAGAAACGTAGGCACACGTCAAAGAATGAGAAGTATGTGCAATTAGGATATAGGGCATTCCAACGATTTCATGAATTAAATTCAACTGCAATTAAACCAACGCCTAAAACATTTGAAGAGTTTAGGCAGTCTCAATTTTATTTAGGATTTACAAAGTTTGGTAAGTTTGCACAGGGAGTAAATTGTTTACAGCATGAAGATTTTGTAGATTGGCTTGTTAGAAATAATTTGAAATTAGATGATTGGATAAAAGATGGTGCGTATGAACTATTTGTTAGAGAATATACTAGAGGTGAAAGGGCCGAATATGCTTTGGAACGTAGTGTTAAGTTTATGCAACGTTGGTCAGAAAAAGAGAATACTCATTGGCACGATTTTTTTAGAGAAGTTAATTTAAATATTTTTACATATTGGATAAGGACAGGACGTATATCACCATGGGCAATTTTTAATTGTCGTAGTGGAACAGAAGTGTTAGCTAGGTTAAGTGATGAGCAAATGGGATTAGTAGCAGACGCATTGGATCCAAAAGTATGGTCAACGAGGTTTGAGGTTAGTCCTGATGAGACTAGGTTTGTGCAAAACATTTTAATAAAGGCTGGATTATGAAACTGCCTGACATTGATATTGATTTAAAAAATCGTGAAGAGGTATTAAATGTATTAAAGCATATACCTGCGAGTATTAATGAGAACAAAAAACATAATACAGGCGTATACTTTAATAATATACCAGTTAACCCATTTATTGGATCTGCTAGTATTGATTATAAAGAAGCAGAAGATAGAGGTTATTTTAAATTAGATCTTTTAAATGTTAATATGTATACTGATGTTAAGTCAGAAGAACACTTAAATGAGTTAATGAACAAAAAGCCAATGTGGTTTATGTTAGAGCATAAAGAGTTTGTCGAACAGTTATTTCATATACATAATCATTTTGATGTTGTGCAACAAATGAAACCACAGAATGTTGAACAATTAGCGGCAGTGTTAGCAATTATTCGTCCAGCAAAAAGATACTTGTTAGGTAAAAGTTGGAATGAAGTGTTTGCAGAAGTATGGATTAAGCCAACCGATGATGCATATTATTTTAAGAAAAGTCATTCAACATCGTATGCATTAGCAATTATAGTTCAAATGAACTTGTTTACAGATAAGTAAATTTATGAATGTAAAAATACTTGAACAATTGGAATTAATTTTTCAAACCTCTCCCCAGTTACTTCGGAATAGTTTTAAATTACAGCAAACTATACAAGGAACTTTTAATGTTTGGGTAGATGATGTTAGTTTTAATAACTTAGGTGATCTAGTAGAACGCATCGATGATAAAGTATTGGAAAAATACTTTAGTGAGATTTGGCAATCTGAAACTAAAAAATACAAGTATAGTGGATTGTCTTTAGTTGATGAAATAAACAATTTAAAACCAGAAGCAGTGTTAGATGCTGGATGTGGGTTCAATGAGTTTAAAGGAAAAATACATAATTTAATAGGTATAGATCCTTATAATGATAAAGCAGACATTAAAGTAAAGATAGCGGACTATACCCCAGATCGGTTGTTTGATGCAATAATATGTTTAGGGTCTGTTAATTTTGGTTCTACAGATAAAATTTTTACTGAACTTGAATGCATTGTTAATCTTGCCGCGGCAAATAGTAAAATGTATTTTAGAGTAAACCCAGGAATAGCACAGCCCCAGCCTGAATCAAATTGGATTGTATTTTATCCTTGGACACCGAATTTTATAATTAATTCTGCAGATTATTTAGGTGTTGATATTATAGAATTACGTAAGGATTATAAGGATAGGATGTATTTTGTTTGGTCGAAGAATAAATAATAATATTATAAGTTAACGAGTGTTAACTCCCGCGAGTGCGTTTATTATTTTAAGGAGACACAAATGGATATTACAAATATCTTTCCGTTGTTTCCTCCCAGTACTGGAATAATTGTCTTAATGATTTATGGGTTATTCGCATTAGCAATGACTCTCTGGTATTCGCGAGGATATAACGATACAAAAACATCATTTTTAGTAGCACGTCGAGAACTGAATACGTTTCAGGGATCGTTAAGTGTCGCGGCGGCCTGGCTGTGGGCCCCCGGCTTGTTTATATCAACACAGCAAGCATATGTAAACGGCCTTGTAGGACTATTCTGGTTCTGCTTGGGCAATTTCTTGACCCTAGGAGCATTCGCTTATTTTGCTAAACGAATACGCGAAAAAGCACCAGAAGGATTTACATTCTCTGGATATTTACGAGATAAATTTTCAGGCAGGGTGCAAGGACTATTTGTTGTAGAGATGATGCTGTTAGCAATCTGTGCGTTTGCTATTAACTTATTAGCAGGTTCAAAGACAGTAGAAATACTTACAGGTATAGATTATACACTAGCAACATTCTTAATGGCTGGCGTAGCAATACTATATTCATTCCGTACTGGACTTAAAGCAACTGTAGTCACAGAAGTTATTAAGATTCTTATAGTATGGACTGGTGTAATTATATTAGTACCGTGGGCAATATCTGCCGCGGGTGGTTGGAGTGTAGTAGTAGCAGGTCTTGGTGGTCGTACAGGATTAGGTGGAAGCATATTTGGCACACCGTTTGCTTGGGGCATATTTACAGGCTTTGGAGCGGCGGCATTCTTAGGACACTTAGGTGGCCCATGGGGTGACAACAGTTTTTACCAACGTGCGTTCTCAATTAAAAAGAACTGTATTATTCCGTCATTTATAATTGCAAGTTTTGTTTTTATAGTAGTTCCAATATGTATGGGGCTGTTAGGATTTTTAGCCGCAGGTGCAGGACTTGAAATTCCTAATTCAATGGTAGGTGTAACTAATGCGATTACTATAGGTACATTTTTACCAACAAGTGCGGCAATAGTGTTTATGTTTATGGTGTTTGCAGGATTAGTTGCTATACTTGATTCACAATTTGCAAGTGTAGCAAACATGACAGGACATGACATCTTTAATAAATTTAAAGGTGGCACAGATGACAAACAAGTCATTAACTATGCAAGGGGTGGTATGATTGCTCTTGCTATAGCAGGTGTAGGTGTAGCAAATATTCCAGGTATGCAATTGGTATACTTGTTCTTATTTTTTGCTGTACTACGAGCATCTGTATGGTTGCCTTCAATGATGTCAATAGTAAAGCCAGCATGGGTTACTGAACTAGGCATGTTTTGGGGTATTGCAATACCAGCAACAATAGGTGAGATACTATTTGTTGCAGGTAAGTTAGGTTATAGTGATACTGCATTTACAGGAGTGCTAATAGCGATTTTTGGATCACCACTATTAGTGTTTATTATAAGCAGGATGGATAATGCCAGACTCACACAGACGAACGCTAGTTAAAACAATTATATGGCGAGTATTTAATTTTATATACTGGCCAATACTTGCGTATGCAATAACAGGTTCGTGGAAATCAACAGGGCTCCTAACTATAGGAGCCATTGTTGGTATGTTTTTGTATTATGGTTATGAAAGACTTTGGAATAAAATTCAATGGGGGAAAGAATAATGGAAGATCCAGTAGTTAGTGAAATGGAAGTAGAAAGACCAAATATGCTAGTGGTTACAGGTCCGCAAGGATCAGGTAATCATTTGTTTGCAAAATTATTTAATTTGCATCCAGAAGTATATGGTTGGAATATGGACAAGTATTGGGTAGGGCATCATACAGAACCATTTTCAGAGTATTGGTGGGATCCAGCTACAGTTGATGAGTTTGGATGGGATCTTTGTAGTGATTATTATACAACAAGTATCAGCTGCCCGTATTATAGAAATAAAGAACCGCAAATTCCAAAGTATGAGGAGTTTATTACAGCAGTTGAAAAACATTGTGATATTCTTGTTGCTATCATTGGTCGTGATCGAACTATACTAGAATATGAACAAACTCGGGTTCGCAAAGGATATACTACTCCACTTGCACTTAAAGAATTTGAATATCTTTATACATTAGATCCATATTTTATATCAATGGAGTTAGTATTTTTATATAGGGAAAATTATTTAAAGCAGGTCGGAAGAGATTTAGGTTTTCCAATAATAGAGAATGCAGATATGATTAATGATGTATTAGTTGATGAATCTAATAAGAAGTATATACAAGAAGCAGGAGAACAACCATTAGATTTAGAAATTTATAAAGCGTGTGATGAATCATAGATATATTATTTTTACTGGAGCACCTGGGTCTAAATGGAGTTCAGTTGTAAAAAACATTTATTGGTCATGTGATTTAGATCAGTCTGATTATAGTACGGAAAGATTGTATTATCATGATGCTGATACACCAGGTACTAAACAATTAATGCATTTGGGTGCATATTGGGATCCAGGCATGGAATTTGAACCTAGAGAATGGGACCTTCCTTTTACATCAGAAAATTTAGATCTTAAACGCATTGTAAAAAGTCATGTGTTTGCGTATGAACTTAATCGTTTAAAAGATTCGCATCCATTGGTTATGGTGTATCGCAATGATGTTGATTGTATTGAATGGTGGAAAAAATGTGGGCATTTTAATATAACCTATCCAAATTATACACCTTACTATATAGATCTTAACAATATGTGGTATGAAATACAAAAACAAAATCGTGCAATAATGCAATTTGTAAAAAACAACTTAGCAAGAATACACCAGCCGGAAAATAATATTGATCTTTGTGGGATGTTAAATTTAGAATCCCCGGACGATTTCATTTACCATAATTACAAAGAAAAGGATATAAAAGTATATGTCTACAAGTAATTGGGAACACGGCAAAGCACAGAGTGACTATCATTTTGACTGGCAACGTAAAGAAACAAGCGGGCATGATTACAAATGGTTAGCAAGATTTGAAGGGGAATGGTCTGTAGAATTAGAACAAATCAAACAACAAGCACAACCAAAAACATGGGCTACACGTGGCAAAGATTATCACCCAGGCGATTCTGATTTACAATCAGAACAAAACGATTTAGTTAATGCTGGGATGAATACAGAGCAAGTTATATTTCGTAAGGTACTTGAGTTTGAAGGTGTGTGGAAAACTATGATAGATGAATTAGGATTACTATACACTAAACAAGCATTTCATATACAGTACCCAGGCGAAATGTTAAATTTACATATAGATAAACAATACGAAATGAATGATGATCCTAAACAAGTAGCAAGATTTTTTATATTTTTAGAAGATTGGAAACCGGGGCATTTTTTACAAATGGGTACTAGTTTTATTCAATGGCGTAAGGGTGATTTAGTTTGGTTTGATTGGCCAAATATTCCACATGCAAGTGCTAATGCAGGCTGGGAGCCAAGATGTTTAATACAAATTACAGGCACTATGTCGGATAAGACTAATGATCTATTTTTAGGAAGACGCAGAAGATTGATAATTTGAAATTATTCTTTATCCATTTTTCGGATTAATTGTACAGTTCGTCTTTTTGCTCGTTTTCGTATGATGTTATGAAGACTTGTAATAGGCCCAAAGAGAAATTCAACATCTTTGCTAATAAAATTTTGTAAGCAAAAACGAAATCCTTCCATTTCTTTTGGAAGAAATAAATTAATAGGTGTTATGCGGTTACTTTCCCACCACCAAGTTTCGCCAAGAGTGAGAAATCGCTTTTTTAATTCTTCTTCTTTTAATCTATCAAAGCAATAAATGCTAGTTATGTGTGAATTATGGTTTTGTATAATGCCGATGATTTCTTTACCAGAGTACTTGATGCCCGAAAGGAATGGATATTTTTCAATTATTTCATCGACGTTTTCACTCATATCTAATACTTATATGGATAAATATTTTAGAGTATAAAACTATGGCTGTAGGTAATCTATTTAAATATAAAACAACATACGAGTTGACATTATCGGACAGCGGGAAAAGGATGACTGGCCCTATGTATAATAATACAATTAAAATTCATAAAGGTATGAATGATAAAATAACTTTTAATGTTTCGGATGATTCTCGTCGAGCTGCTAATGTTGCTAATTTAACTTTAACATTTCGTATGATAGATGCAAATACTGGTGTAACAGTTTTGAGTAAGACACCAGTCGCTCGTGATGATGTAAATGGAAAAATTGATGTTGAATTTTTATGGGCAGAAACAGTAAATCTTGATATTGGACTTTATCAATTTAGTGTTACAGCAACAGATGTAAATGATAGTGAATCAATTTTTTATACAGATTTGTCTCAAGATGCAATTGGAACAATTGAACTACTTGATAGTGTTGCTCCAAGTCCTTCAGAAACATTAAATGTTGTAGCAACTGATTTTACAGTAAATGGAACAAGACATGAGAGCACTCCTCTTACAGCATCTCCGGATAGAAGTTATACATCATCACTCCATACCGTAGTAGTTTATTTGACAGATTATACTGGATTATTTTATGTCGAAGGCAGTCATGATATTACTGCACCAGTTAATTGGTACATAATTGATCTTCATCCAGCAAATGCCTTGTTAGATCATAACATTTATACAAGTAAAACGGGTTTAGACCCAAATAATTTTATTTTAGCTACGAATTGGGTTCGATTTGTTCATATTCCTGATGGTTCGAACGTTGGAACCATTGACAAAGTTATGATTAGAAGTTAAACTATATTAGTGCTTATAGATAAGGTAAAGTCTGTTATTCTGCCAAGCCTTCCAAAAAAGAAAGTAAGTCCTGGCGGATGGATGTCAATGAATTGCCCAATGTGTGTTACTATGGGTGAATCTCGCCCAGATAAAAGGAAACGAGGCGGGTTTAATTTTACAGCAGATAATTCAATAATGTATCACTGTTTTAATTGTGGATACAAAACTGGATGGAAGCCCGGTGGTGTTTTAGGAAAGAAGTTTGTTAGTTTATTAACTGGACTAGGTATTGAGGATAGTACAGTTAATAAATTAAAGATTGAGAGTATTCAGGAAAGAAGCAAAGAGGTAGTTTATGAAGCACCAAAGCAATTAAGATTAGATTGGGAGGAAGTTAATCTCCCAGATGGTGCAAAGAAAATTTCTGCTGATACAGATTCAGACGTGCTTTCATATTTACAGTCTCGTGGAAGAGGTATATTTGAAAATTGGGATTATTATTGGACATCTGACACTTATATGGATTTAAATAAAAGGATTATTGTCCCATGTTTTTTTAAAGACAAAATAGTAGGTTGGGTGTCAAGACATGTTAAACCAAATAAAACTTCAAAGCCAAAATACTATGTCAAAGTGCAACAAAATTATTTGTTTAATTTAGATCAACTCTATGAAAAAGATCGTAAATATGTTATACTAGTTGAAGGACCGTTTGATGCAATCGGTGTTGACGGAGTTGGATTGTTGGGATCAAGTATAAATCGGACACAAATAGAATTTTTAAATACTTTTGATAAACAAATTATTCTTGTTCCAGACAGAGATACTGCTGGTAAAAGATTAGTTGCAACTGCTATTGCAAATAAATGGGCAGTTAGTTTCCCAGATTGGGAAGATGATATACATGATGTCGCTGATGCTGTAAATCGATATGGTAGATTATTTGCATTAAAAAGTATTATTGATTCAATGGAAGAAAATCCAACAAAGATTAATGTGTTAAAAAGGAGAGTGTAGATGTCTCATATAAGTGAGTTATATAAAAAAATTGAGGAACTTCAAAAACAAATGGATGAAATGAAAGTTCAAAATGAGAAGTTTCAAGATTTAATTGATACCGCAGGTGGTGTGCTTGATGCTGATAATTTACCAAGTACAGACGATTCAAAAAAAAACGACCCCCCTGGGAAAACACCCCAATCCTCTAGTGGAGCAGGGTGTGGTACAAAGTTAAATTATAAAGAACAGGTACTAATGAAATCAATTATACAACAAATGAAAGTTAAACGAATATCGACTATTAATATAGTAAAATTTATGGAAAGAAAGTTAAAACAAGATCCTCATTTTGTGCATGAGATTTTAAGAGAAAGAATTTAAATATGGCAAAAGAGTTTACAGAAGATTTACAAAAATTATTTTTAAGTTTTTTAATAAGTGATAAAGAATTATATCTTCGCGTACAAAGTTTAGTTGTACCAGATTATTTTAATAATAAATTTCGGCCAGCGGTTAGATTAATTCGAGAACATGCTGATAAGCATAATAGTGTGCCAACCGTTGAGCAAATTAAAGGTAAAACAAGTATTCAATTAGAGTTAGATAGAGATATAACTGCCAGGCATAAAGACTGGTTTGTTGATGAGTTTCAAGATTTTGCAAAGTTTAAAGCACTTGAAAGAGCAATTTTAGCAAGTGCTGATGATATCGACAAAGGTGAATATTATTCTGTTGAAAAAAGAATTAAAGAAGCATCTGACATTGGATTAGCAACAAATTTAGGGACTAATTATTTTCATAATCCGTTAGAAAGATTAAAAAGTTTAAGAGACAATAATGGACAAGTAAGTACAGGTTGGGCGGCAATTGATAAAAAGTTATTTGGTGGATTTAATAAAGGAGAACTTAATATTTTTGCTGGTGGCAGTGGCACAGGAAAAAGTTTATTTTTACAAAATCTTGCTTTAAATTGGTCAATTGAAAAACTTAATGTTGTTTATATTACATTAGAGTTAAGTGAAGAATTAGTAGCAATGCGATTAGATAGTATGAATACAGGCATGAGTAGTAAAGCATTATTTAAGAATATGGAAGATGTTGATTTAAAAGTGCGTATGCTTGCAAAAGGAGCTGGCGCATTGCAAATTGTGTATTTGCCAAGTGGTGTAACTGTATCTCAACTTAAATCATATTTAAAAGAGTATGAAATTCAAAGTGGGCTGCAACCACAAGCAGTTATAATTGATTATCTTGATTTAATGATGCCTAATGATAGACGTGTAAGTCCAAGTGATTTATTTGTTAAAGACAAATATGTTGCAGAGGAGTTGCGTAATCTTGCAGTTGAATTAGACACATTGTTAGTAACAGCATCACAATTAAATAGAACAGCAGTAGAAGAAATAGAATTTGATCATTCTCATATTGCAGGTGGATTAAGTAAAGTACAGACAGCAGATAATGTTATGGGTATATTTACAAGTGCGCCAATGCGTGAAAGAGGGCGTTATCAAATTCAATTTATGAAAACTAGAAGTAGTAGTGGTGTTGGACAACGAGTAGACTTGCAGTTTAACATAGAAAGTTTGCGAATTAGTGATTTACCTGAAGGTGAAGAAGCAAATGAACCAGATGTTTATAATAATATTATGCGTAATAGCAATGTTAAAGACGATAAAGAAGCCAATAATAATCAAAACCCGGATGTAAAGGCGCAGGATTTGCGTAAAATGATTGCTAATATGAACAAATTAAATAGATAAAAGAAACTTTTTAAGATAAATAATTAATAGTTGCGGATTGCTAAAATGAAAATAAACAGTATTTTAAATGAAATTGAAAATATTATTCCTCAAAAGAATAAAGATTTAATTGTTGATAGTCGTGCTAATCATGTTATTACTAGCGCAAGTAATATTATGCGATTAATTAATGAAAATTATGATTTAGCAACGTCTGAAAAATTACAAAAGAAGTTTTTAAATGCTATTCGTACTGGTAATCCAGAAAAGTTTAGTAACGCTTTGAAAAGGTTAAACAATGCAAGTACAGGAACTAATCCTAAATATAAAGCAGAAGCGGAAGTTTAGAGGCCCGCGGGTTCTACGACGAAAACAAATCGGGTTTCATAAATTAGATAAAGTTCGTAATTTACTTAAAGATGAATTTGAATTAGACGAAGCCGCTAATGTTCATTTACGTCACTTTGAAGATAAAATCTTACACGACGGATATGATGGTGCTGAATTGGCATTAAGTATTGCCGCAGGACTTTTAGATATGCTCGAAGGGCATACTAAATCCGCAGTAGATATTACAACAAAATGGGACGGTGCTCCTGCACTTCTTGTAGGACGAGATGCTGACGGTAAGTTTATAATGGGCGACAAAGGAATTTTTGCAAAAACTGGCCCTCGTATTATGAATACACCAGATGCTATTGATGCTAATAAACAAGGTGACGAAAAAAGCGGATTACGTGCAAAGTTAAAACACGTGTTAGCAGAGTTGCCTAAAATTTTTCCTAGTGATTATAGAGGATTGATACAAGGTGATTTACTTTTTACATCTGACAGTAAAGAGAGAGCAACGGTTGATGATGAAGAACATATTTCATTTACTCCAAATACATTAACATATACTGTTCCTGCTAATAGTGATTTAGGTAACCAAATTGATACAGCAGATGTAGGTATTGTGTTTCATACACGATATTCAAGTTGGCCAGAGAACAATGATCCAACATTTGGTGCAAATGTTGATGAGTTAATACCGACTTCGTCTGTCTGGTTTCGTGATGCAAGAATACACGATGTAAGTGGACAAGTAACTTTTACTGCTGATGAGACTGCAAAAATTCGGCAAGGAATGAATAATGCTAAAAGAAGTTTAATTAGTGCTGGTAAAAAAGCATTTGATTTTATTGAAACAACTGAATTAGGTAAAGACCTTAAACAAAGTCTAGAAGCAGTTATTAATGCTAGTATTAAACAACAAGGAACAATTCCAGAAAATCCCGAAGCATTTGCTAATAGTTTTATTAGTCGGTTTGAAGACAAGACAGAAACTGCGATAGCAGCGTTAAAAAGACAAGATACTATTGATAAGCGAACACAAGAACTTGAACAAGGATTAGCATTTTTTGAAGCAAATAGAGATAGGTTTATAAAGTTATATGAGGTATGGTTAATTTTATTTGGTATTAAAGGTTTGTTTTCAGCAAAATTAAATAAAATTAAAGCAATGGATACTTTTCAAATTAACCCAGATGGGTCATATGATGTTGTAGATCCGGAAGGATTTGTAGCAGTAGATCATATTGGCAATGCAGTAAAGATTGTTGACAGGCTTGGTTTTAGTGCGGCCAATTTTAAATCAACTTTTCGGTAAATATTATTATGGAATTAGAGTTTATTACTGAATTATGTGAAAGCCGATTAATTCGGCAGAAAAAACAGATAAAACAATTTACTGCAAAGGACGCTGCGGATCTTGTATTCTTATATTGTTGTACATTAACTATTCTTAAAAATGAGTTTAAATATGCACCAGTTGCTTCAAGTTATGCTAAAAAAACAGTAATGTTTAATAATTGGGATGTGTTTAGAATGAATGGTACTGATCTGTATGTTTTATTAGTTGGACTAGTTGGTACAGATGATACAAGTTCGTTATTTTCAGATAAAGAAGCAAGTCAGTTGTTTGTAGATAATGTGAAAGTAAATCAGACACAATTAAAGACTTGGTTTCGATTTACTGGTAAAGCTAGAGTAAACAAAAGTTTTGATTCTCAATTTTTGTTTAGATTAGAAAGGCAGTTACAAGTTAATAATTCACAGTATAAATCAATTCGTCGTCTAGCTTCAGATTGGGCAAATTTGAAACATGGGCAAAAGACACTGGTTATAACACGAATTTTACAGGCATTTCGAGCACGAGCACGTAGGTCAGAACTTATGCCGTTTATGGTAAAATTAGCAAAAGAGAAAAAATATGATAGTAACAAGCCAGTTAGAGATATGGAAAAAGTACAGCCAGCAAATACAAAGGGTGGTATGTCGACAAGATCAAAGATTGCTCTTGGTGTTGGGTTAGTAGGCGCTGGAACATACGGTGCATATCGATTGGGTAAACATCTAACTGGTAGACAAACACCAAAAAGGTCATGGAAAAGCGACTATGGCCGACATGGTCAGAAGTAAATTAAAGATCTACTTATAATTACTTCATTAGTGATAAATAAAAGTATAGAACTGGTAAAACCAGTTAAATGATAAAAAGGAGAAATTCCAATGGTAGCAAGAGTAAATGGCGCAATCGCAGCTGGTTCGTTTATCGGACATGACATTGATCACTGGTCCTGCACAGGACTTGATATGACAGCCGCGGCAGTCGCAACAGCATTTTTCGACATTGTCGAATCAAAAGCTTCTGTAATAATTATTGGTGTTCTAGAAAACGCAGCTGGTAACACAGCATTCGCAGTAGAGTCACCAAGTGCATGGACAGCGGCAACATTGTCAGCTGCAACAGGCGGAACAGTTACAGCAGTTGCATACTAATTTTTTTTAGTATAACACAAATACAAAACCCCCTCCTTGAGGGGGTTTTTTATTAGTACTAAATATTTTTATGCATGAATTCAATCCTGAAAATGCAACATGGTTTACCTTATATACTTTAATTGATATTACACCCTCACAAAGAAGAAAAGATGTTTCACAAAAAAATTGGGATACGATTATCAACGGTGTTAGTATGAGATGTCAGCCATTGGGTTCAAGAGAACCAGAGAAGAAAAAAAAGAAACTTTCTGGTTTTAAATTTGGTAGTGAGTATAAAACTAAGGTAAGAAATGTATGGACTTGGTCATTTGCAGTTGAATATAGTGGTATTATCTCAGTTGATTTTTTAGTTAAAGAATTAAATGGCATGCCAGTTATTGATAAGTTAGAATATCTTGAAACTAAAGATCGTAGAATTAAAAACACTTATTTTATCGAATCAGAAAGATTATAAATATAGCTATGGCAGAACAACAACCAAAGCGATTTCATGTACATTCAGGAGAGACTTATGAGATTGAGTCAGAAAGCCTTGAAGCGCATGTTGCTATTTGTAGTGAACGATTTTTGGCTGTACAACAGCATTTGCAGGATTGTGAAGTTCGTTTAACTGATAAAATTGATAATAATAGTAGTCAAATAATTAGGTTAGAAAAGGTTTTCTTTTGGGGAATTGGTGCAATTTTTGTAACTCTTTTAGGCGGTATCTTAACTGCCCTTTTAAATTAATTTAAAAACTTATTCAGAACACATAAATATAAGTATGAATTTAGTAGACCTGTTAGGCGAAGATCCAATTGTAGAAGCAAGGCGTGTTTGGGCAAGACGCGGTAACAAGGTTGTTGTTAAGTTTAGATGTTCATCGGGATGGCGTAAGAATAGGCTAGTTGCAACACCAGCAAGTTGTTCTAAACCACTTGATGTAAAGAAAAGGTTTTCTATTAAGAGAACCCGGGCACGGTTAGGTCCACGAATTGTTCGAAAAACAAAGAGAGCAAAAAGATTTAATCCAATAACAAGACGATTAACATCATTAAATAAATCAACGAGGCCAAAAGGAAAAACAAGTAAAGCAGGTAAGTGGTGGCATAGACGATGAAAACTAGATTATATGAGAAATTAACAGCAAAATTAATTGATAGGTATGGATCAAACATTCATACCGCGTTTGCTGACATATTAGAGATATCTAAAGATGAAGCAGTTGCTATTAGTAAAAATTTACGATTTAAGCAATATTTAAATATGTCTAATGCGTTAGCATCTGGTGATGTTAATACTGCCCGTGCTCTTGCAACAGAGGCTAAAGAGAATTATGAGTTAACTGAACAACCGTTTAGAAATGCTAGTTCAAATCATCAAGGCGCTGCATCGAATACTAAAAATCCAGCTGCTCTTGGTGCCATAGGACAATATCCAACAGCAGCTACAACAGGTAAACAAGTCCCACAAGTTGGACTGACAGCAACTCAAAAAAGACATCTTGCAGATTTACAACAACAACGACAAGTAGCACAGCAATCAAAATCAATGGCAGCTGCGCCACCACCGTCATCGCCTACTGCAAGTCCGCAACCGGATATGGCAAAAAAACAACCACCGAAGGTAAATGTTCGTCCTGGCCAAACTGCTGGTGCAGTATTGTCTGACTTTAAAGCTAAAATGAAACCCGGTGATACACAAGTAGAGTTTACTGACGGCGAGACATCATTTTATGTGGATCAGAATGTTTTTGTTGATAAAGAAGACATGCAGGCTGAAGATTTAAAACGCCTTAAAAGGCTTTCAGGAATTTAATAATGAAAATAAAAGATATAGGAGTTAAAGCAATTATAGAGACAACATCAGCAGGAAGTATTGCTAGTGTTGCTTCGAGTCTTTTTACTCCAACACCAGACGGTAGACCGGCTTTAATTCGAAGAACAAAAAAGAAGAAAAATAAAGATCCTAGTGTATACAGTGAAGGTTCTGCTAGACCAGAGTATCATAATACACAAGTTAAAGGTAGTGATGCAACACCAAACGCAAAGCCTGGAAGAACTAAACATCCTTTCAAAGGTAAGTTAGTTGGAGAAGCCGACATTGAAGCAGATCGCAAAGCAGGTATTAAATGGGCAGGTGATCCAGATTGGAAGCGGTTGCATGATATGGATGATGAAATGATTAAGGATTATATTAATCATAAAGGAGATGTTTCGGAAGCAGTAGCTATGACTAGGCAACATTTTGAAGTGATTGCTGATTTAATTGGATCATTTCCAGGTAATCCTAAAGTTCGTATGGATTTTATGACTCATGTAATGGACAAATTAAGAGAGATTAATCCACAATTTAAGGATAGTACATTTGTTGCACGAGTTCGGAAGGCAATAGCAGATCAGCAAAATGCCCCAACTGATGATGATAAAGAATCTGACGCTGAGTTTAAAGCGGCCAGCGATCGCATCGCAAGAGATGCTGTAGGAGATGACACAACACTTACTCCCTTCAAATACTCTAATAAGAAAGAATCTATAAGAACAGAAAGGAAACTTTCCGGAACTGAAAAAAAAAACAAGGAACATAACGTAAAAAAATTAAAATCACACAAAAAGAATTTTACTGACCAATATGGAAAGGACGGTGAAAGTGTAATGTATGCGGTAGCAACAAAATCCGCAAAGAAAGGAAAAAAATACAAGTAGGAGATTACAATGGCAGTAGAAACATATAAAGATATTTTAGATCAAATGAAAGCACTTGCTGAGAAAATCAACAAGCATTATGATACTGTAACTCTAGAAACAGAGATACCAATTGAAGATGAAACTACACGAATACTTCGTGAAGCTGGTATTTTTGAAGATGAGGATGACGATGAGACATCAGAGGATGAATCGACAGTGGCCGAAGAGACAGAAGCACAGTCTGATGAAGAGGAGACCACTGAGG